ATCGGCCTATGGCACATATGGTGCCATACTACGACCTCTACCGATCAAAGGTAGGGTTCGAGTCACCAGCTGAGCTGGGACGCTACGTCTTGACCTGGTGCCAAACCAGGGCGACGGGCATGGCGGATCATGTGATGATCCACAATTCTCTTGAAAAGTTCAAGAGAACGGTTCAGGAGCCCTCTGAGAGGGTTAGAATCCCTGAACCGTACCTCCTGGATGCTACCAGGATGGCCGTTAACACCATGGGTGTTAACGCGGTTGTGTCTGTTGGCACAACTGCCTGCCTCGAGAGTTCTCGAGGCAAGGGAGGGAAGACTGCTTTCCTCCGAGACACGCTTGCCAAAAAGCGTGTCTTGCGTTTCACTTATAATATGGAAACGCTCGAGCCGACGGCAATAACGCCCCGGCCGGTCAGGACACCAGGTGATGTCCTGAGCTGGGCTGTACAAACAGCCTTGCACCACCCCACATACGTGAGGTGCGTGAGGGTCCACGCAGTTGTCGAACCCTCGAAGGCGCGCACAATTACAATCGCGCCTTACGCCTATCAAGTAATTATGGGCGTCCTGGCACACATGTACCAGGCGACTTTACAGCACAAACATGTAAAGTCAGGGCTTAAAGCGGACCGCCACTTGTGGCGATTCGTTCAAAAAGTCCTCAATCCGCAATCAGCGGAATGGCAGCACCTACCCGAGGGTGCTACGATCTATGCGTTGAGCACAGATCTTTCCGAAGCAACTGACTTCGGAAATCTGACGGTAAGCCGGCAGATATGGCAGTTTTTAATAAAACTGTCATCGGTGCATGAGGGATTCCCTCGTGCACTGGCTGTACTGGGCAAGACCCTGTACAACGGGAAACGATTCTTTTTCGTTCCCGACCAAACTGGTAACTACCAGTTGGTATCCAGACGAAGAGGCTGGATGATGGGTGATATGATGACTAAGGTCATCCTCACCATCGCTCATGATGCAATTTGCCGCATGAGCCGCCTACAGGTATACTCCCTAGTAGGTGATGATGAAATAGCACTAAGTGCATCAGTTCATCAGTTGTCGACGCAAGTCGACAACCTTCGGACAATATTCAAAGTGTCTGAAGAGGACACGTACATATCGTGTCATCTCGCATTTTACTGCGAGGAGGGGACTCTTGTGCCGCAAAGGGCATCGTCCTCCAACCACGTACAAATGAGACGTGGCGAGGAGCTATCATACTTGGACTATCCAAGATTTAGGCTCCTTCTACCCCAGATATCTGAGGTAGACGCCTACTCGATGAGTAATTCGGGTAGGTTCGCGCTTTTGGGAAAAGAGGCGCGTTGGGTTGACAATGTCAATCCAAAGGCACGCAAGTATTTTACTCGCGCGTCTCTCCTGCAGCACATATTGGTGCCGCAAGAGCCGGACTGTATCAGTCCGTACGTCCCCATAGAGATTGGGGGCGATGGGGCTATGCCCCACTCTCCAGGTTTCCTGGCGAGGGTCGTTGCGGACAAATCCCGTAACGCCAGGGAGGTCATGTACAGAATGGCCTCCCTCATGTCCGGTACGACCGGACATAGGTACGTGCGGTCTGACCGCACGGACAAGGTGGTGCACAAGCACCATCTTTACCTTCCAAAAATGGAAGGGCTGCGGGAACTTCTACCCGCAGACTCTGTGATAAAACCGAACACAGAGGAGGGACTGCTTTTGTTGCGGTCCCTAAAGGTGGACAACATTTGTACACCTGAGCGAGCTTTCTTTAAGCTCGCTAAAGCGGCCTACTATAGGGCGCTTTTGGCGGGTTTGGACCCGCCAGAGCCGACATTCTCTTTACAGAGAAATTATTCGGCCGGGCACACGGAAGATCCGTATGTCAACTTCCCGGACTTCTTGGAGGCCTGGAAGAATCCTGGATTTGTGTTCCAGGATAGCTACGATTATTTCGTAGACAAGGAGGCCTTAGGTCTCCACAACCCAATGCAATTGGGTTGGCGTTTTGGGCCAACTGCCCAAATACGTTCTGGGGAAGTGTTTTCCCAGTGGGTGAGGGACAACCTTACCCTGGAAGACCGGGGTCTTCCCGATGTTCTGGATTCGATCCGGAACATGCGGCCACTACCAGATTGGGTGATGGCAAGACTCAATTTGTACATTGAGTCCGACAACTACATCATGATGCAGTTGCG